TCATAAGTTACCAATCTTGCTGTTCCTGTCCAACCCATAACTGTTTGACCATCTGTGTTTACTCTATCATGTCCAACGTAGAAAGAATTTTTAGGATATAAGTACTTACCACTTGTATCTTTAGTAATAGTCATGTATAAAGCAGTACCTTCTTCCTTTCCCTTTGGTTGTCCACTAGCAGCTTTACCTTGTTCTGAATCATCCATATACAAAAACTTTGAAAAAACTATATTTAGTTTTCCATGTTTACCATTATTACTTAAATCCTTAGAAGAATATTTGGTAATGTCTTTTTCTTCGTTAATATGTTGTTTGAATGTTTTCATTTTTTGTTTTTTATCATTTGTTGTAATTCTTTTGTAGAACCAACAAATAGAGAATTATTAGTAGTTACATTTTGCGGCTGGTCAGTCTCCTTGAGTTTCTTTTTTGTGGTTTGGAGATTGACCAATTTCTCTACGTTGTCCGCATTGGTCTTTAGGAGTTGTCCAGCAACTTCATAGGCTCTAGGATGTTCTGTTTCTTGTGCAACTTGCATAATACCATCAAGTGCATCTTGTCCACGTTCAACTATATGGTAAAGATTCTCTCTACTATATTTGAAATCATCCTCATCAATATCATTAGATTGAGGTCTAGGAATTACAGTAGCAGTTTGGGTTTTTGTGGGGGCAACTGCCTTATCCGCAATCCCTAGAAGTTCGTTGATCTTTTCCATTACTCATCACTTCCTGTCTCTGTATTAAATGTCTTTGCATCTTCAAAGAATGATGAAGCTTCATTAAATCCAAAATCATCATCAATTCCAGCTGATGCAGGAGTTGGAGTAACAGTAACACGTTGTTCACGTTTAGGTGCAGCTGATGCTGAATCTGTATACTGGTCTACTTGTACTTTCGTTGTAACCTGACCAGAAATGACAGGGCCGTACAAGTAACATTTTGCAGTAAATGAAAATGTGTAAATGAGAGCTCGTCTTTCTCCAAAATCACCTTCGTAATTGTCCTCATAAGATATACTATTCAAGATAATAGGTACATCTCTTTTACTACTCATCTGAACTATATCGTTGATAGTGATTGTATAGTCAGGTTGAAAGTATGGTAAAATTTGTTCTACTATCTGCAACGCATCATCACTATTCTTTGACATACAATATAATTCAAAGTCAATATTGTAAGGAACAGGCATATACTGAGTATCTACCTTATTACCAGCAGAACCAGCCTTCTTTACTTTCTGTATTTTATTTAATTTGCGAGTTGCGTCATAGGAAATCTGTCCAATTTCAAAACCAATTCTTGGTAATGTAATTGCAACTGATTTGTTTAGACTAGGATCTTCTGTCAATCTAGCTAGAAACTTCTGTTTTGCTCCGTAAGCAAGTGGAACTTTCATAGATTGTATTGTATTACCAGAACTATCTTTTCTAGTAATATGAATGTCGTTAAAAAGTGTGCCAAATCCAACTACACACTTTCTCATAGTTTCGTGATAAAAAGTATTTCCAAGCATTATGTTACCTCACCAAATGGGTTTCTTTCTGTAAAATCAAGTATCGAATCACCTTGAGTTTCAAACCAATCAGAAGTGGATGATTCGTCAACACTATCTATATTATAGGCTTCACTTACAATCCAATCTCCATCTTCGGTTATTAAATAATTAGTGCCTGAATCAGTTCCAGACTCCAATATAATTTGATATTCAAGTGCATCTAATGACTCTGCTGTTTCTATATCATCTATAGCAGATACACCAGTTGCCATATCTTCATGACTGTATTCAAAAGTACGACATCGCATTTTGTATACTGGTAAGTTCTGTATTTGATAAAAAGGGTCATCATGGTCTACAAAACTTATTTCAAATAATTTCTTTCCGTCAGGAAAGTAAATTAAATCGCCCTCATTCGGGCGGGTACTAACAATTAAATTTTGATCTGTTGATATTAGTTCTTCAAACCTCCTCTTAGAAACTACCCATGTAGCTTCATCCTGCATATCAATACCAAACCTAGTCATCATTTCTTTTTGACCTTCGTAACCTTCTATGTTATCTAGGTACATCTCTATTATATATGCGTCATTAAAAGAACTAGATGTGTCCTCACCAAACAAAGTATCTTTATTAACTAATTTTCTAGGAAGATAATAAACATCCTGTCCAAATACCGAAAGTTGTTCGATAATTAGATTCTCATATAATCTTTGTTCGGCAGTTGAGCCTGTGTTAAAATATACAGAAGTGGGCATATTATCCTATCATCATGTCCGCGGGTAAGCCATATCCATTTAGAAGTTGTTCTTCTAATAATTTTATTTCTTCATCGGCTTGAGTGTAAATTACTTCTCCATTCATTTGTACACCACCTAACATTGCTACTCCATTAAACTTAATTAGATTTGCTCCCCATTGTTTCTTAATGAGTGCAGTTGCATATTTTTTAAGAAATATGTCATTATAGACATCCGTGTAAACCGCAGGGTCTAATTTTCTATAACATTCTATTACAAAATACTGATCGGCTGGAACTTCTCCTTCCCAATCCATATCTAAGTAAAGTCTATTCTGATGTTGATTAAATCTAATTGGTACTTCTCCTGTAAATAAATGATCTATCAAATCCAACTGTGATTGCATCATTTGATAATTAATCACAGAAGTTGATGTAAAATCCCACAAATCATTCAACCTCATTTGATACTTCATATCAAACATAGGTGAAGAAGTTGAATCTATCATTGGAAATATTCTTAGAACAGAAATTACAGAAGATGGGATAGGCATCCATACCTTTTGTTCTAACCAAGAGTATGCTCCTCCTGTATTATCTACTGTATCAGTAACATTAGTAGTTGAATCTGTTTGTCCTCTAGTAATTTGTGCGGAAGTCATCTTGTATTTAAGATACAATCGTTCTACACCATCCATATGATACTCTGCAAAATATTGAAGTGCATCATCAATGCGATCATCACATTGATCTGGATCTACATTCACATCAATAACTGGTTTTCCTAATGCTCTTAAACAATGTTCTTTAAGTGCTGATTTTGTTGTTGGTATTGCCATATTATCCTTATCCTAAAGCAACTGTCATTGCTAATACTGTTCCCAATTCTTCTCCTTTATTTGCGACTGTAACAATATTGTCACTAGAGTCTCTTACATAAATTTTTTGGTCTGCTGTATTTACTGCGACTTCACCGACTGCAAGATTTGATGTGGTAGGTACTGAAGATGCTGTTTCTGATTTTTTTAATTTGATTACTGTAGCCATTAGAATGTTCCTCCGTCAATATCTCCAAACGCTGGGTCAGAACCAGAACCAGCACTTAATAGTACTTGTCCAGAAGTTCCAATCGCAACTGTGTTAAATGCACTCGTTCCGTTTCCTGTCATTAGTAGGTTAGCGGTAACTGAGTTTTTCCCTGTACCACCATTTGCAACAGCAGTAATTCCTGTAACTGCATTTGAGTTTGCAAGGTCTAACTGACCATAAACTGCAGCCTGTCCTGTGTTTCCTGTGGAACGTAAAATTTGTCCAGCAGTTCCAGAACTTTGTACACTCAATGCATCTGATAGAGTAAACATTGTAGTTCCATCAGTTGCAACATTCATTGTATTTCCTGTCTTGGTCAAGGAAGTACCAGCAATAATTTGTCCTGCACCTGAGAATTGTGAAACTGTTAGTGCAGTTGTGCCTAATGTTGCATCTCCATTATGAGTAAATACATATCCATTTTCAGCTGCAACTGTTCCTTGTTCTACGAAAACGAATGTTCCACCAGAAAGTTCTGCACCAGTATTTGCATCTGTTGCTCTTGTAAGAACTAGTGTTGCACCTCCTGCACCAGCAGTAGATACATAGTAAATACCATTTTCGGTTGCAGGGTCTTGGTTTTTAACAAGTACTCTCATATTTGCAGTAAGTGCTATACCATCAAGTGATACTGCACCATTTCCAGAAGCAGTTAATGTTCCTGCACCATTGTTGTATGTCCATGAGGTAACATCCGCAGTAGTTGCACAAGCAACTGAGTCTTTTACATCAAGTCCTTGTTTGACTGCATCGACATATGCCTTAGAGGCTGCATCTTGAGCTCCAGTAGGGTCTGCAATATTTGTGACCCTATTTGCACCCATGTCGATTGTCTTACTGGATGCTATGGTAAAATTATCATCAATCGTTACTGTTCCACCAGCAGAATCTATTGTCAGGTTTCCAGAACTAGTGTCTATTTCGTTGTCTGCGGTAATACCGACTTGTACGTTTCCAGCAGTATTTCCTGTAGAAGTTACATTACCAGAGAATGAACCAGTTGTTGCACTAACTCCAGCTGCCCATGACATTACACCACTTCCATTTGTAATCAACATATTATTTGAATCACCATCATTTACTGGTAATGTCAAAGTATGTGTGGTTAGATCAGCATTTGCAGGGGCTTTAATTGTAACTGATTTTGCATTTGTTTCACTAAAAACTTTTATTGTTCCTACAGTACTAGAACCATCACCCTTAAAATTTACTACACCAGTTCCATGTGGTGTTATGTCTAAATCACCATTTGTGTTTGTTGTGGTGATTGCACTTCCATTAAGGTCTATATGGTCTACCTTGAGGTTGTCTAGTTTACTATTTGAATCTGTTATTACCGCAGAACTTGCAGTAAGTGTGCCTGGGGCGTGGTCTAATAAGTCTGTAAAATACTTACCACCTATAACTAGGTTTGCTCCCGCAGTTGAGTTTCCTATATATAATCTATCTCCACCATTATTATATGCGGACGCGTCACCATAAGTAACTGCAAGTTCTCCTGCAGCTAATTGACTAGGAGCTGTTTCAGAGGTTGCGGCCCCTCTTTTTATTTTAATTGTTGTTGCCATTTTTTACCTTTAAAATGTTCCTCCGTCTAATTGTAAAGCATTTCGATTTGAACCGAATACATTATTATCTTCCCATTTATCGTTAGAGTCATTAAACATTATAATAGCTGCATCAGTAGGATTGATAGAAATATTTGTATCTTCCATAGATGCAATAGCACCACCCTCTGCACCAGCAGATGACATCTTTTCCCAATATGTATCATTTGAAGGATTATTTCCTACAGTACTTTGAACACATACATAAGAAGAACCATTATAATATGCAACATCATTTACACCATAAGTGTAAGTATTGCTATATGCACCTTTCCATCTGAATGTTCCTTGAGCCCCTGTTTGACCCATAGGAATTCCAAAATTAAAAACGGCGGCGGTTGCACTACCTATATTTGTAACTGTTGCACTTGTACCTTCTGCTAAAGTACTTACAGAACCTATACCGACAGTTGCTCCAGTACCAGTTGCTCCTGTATCACCAGTTTGACCTTGTGGGCCTTGAATACCAGTTGCACCAGAAACACCTTTAGGAATTGAGAAATTTAGGACTGCATTACTAGATGTGCCACTATTAGTTACTGATGCGTTACCACCAGAAGATCCTGTAGTTGTTGTTCCAATAGTGACTGTTCCTGCGCTCCCAACTGCGCCAGCAGGCCCTGTATCTCCCTTAGATGTCATTAATGACCATGCACTAGTATTGTCAGGGGGAATTACATTAGAATTTCCCTGCAAACAAACATATGCACTACCATTATACTGTACGGCTTCATTTTGAGTGTATGTAGTACTAGAACTCCATTCACCCTCCCATGTAATATCTCCATCTGCACCCTTAATTCCAGGCACAACCATTCTGGTTACTTTTGCTTGTTCACCAGTTGTCGTTGAACCAGAAATAACTGTTGGAGCCTTTATCGATGCAGTTAATCCCATATTATTGTGTCACTCTAGGGTTAAAAGTTGCAATACCTTCAACCACTCTGGTCTTGGCACTTGCACCAGATGTTATAAGAACATCATAAACATATCGACCATGTGATATTGAAGCGGTTTGAGCTCCAGTAAGTGATATGTCTAATTTTCCTGTGGTTCTGTCTGAATTGAATGCTACAGTAAATGCAACTGTTGCAGATGAGGACTCGTATGTTTTACGGATTTGTGCGGCTGCGGTGTAACCAGTTAGGTCTAGAGCTGACCCTGTACTGTCTGTAACCGATACAGTTGTAGAATAGTCTGCACCACAATCTATGAAGATATTTGAAATTGTTGCCATAAAAAAACCCTTATAAATGTTGTAAGTATTTATAAGGGTTAATTATTTAAGTAAATTGTAAAAAAGTATTATCCTGCTACTTCCATTAAAGTTATAGTTGATGCTGTCCGGCTTCTATCATCAGCATCATTATCTTGAAAAGTCCTATTCAGATACATATTTGTAGTATTATAAGGATTATTCCATGCAACTTTATAAGTTACAGCTGAAGTTGAACTAGGACTATCTAAATAATTTATACTTAATTGTTGCATTCCATAATCTTGATCAGCTGCATTTGAACGTACTTCACCAGATGATCTTGTTCTACTTCCTGCAGCGTCACCTATGTTTATATCAGTTGAACCTCTTATTAATTTTATTGTAATAGCTTTAGCATCATCTGATCCTAAATTTAATACTCCCATAACTAAAACTTTACTAGAAGTTGCAGAAGGTGTAATATTTAATGTAAAACTAGGTATATCGTACCATACGTTTGCGGTTGGCCCCGTTTTTTCCTGTGCTGTTGTCAAGTTTAATGATACTACTTGTATTATATGTCCAGTTGGGAATTTTGACGCTGAATGTATTTGAGTGATAGTAGATTGACCATCTGTTCCTACTGAAATAGCGTCTGTTCCACCATCTTCCTGTAATTTTAGTGACCCACCAGAAGTAGGTTTTATTATTAAATCTGCCATTTTGTTTCCTTGTTACTTTTATTTATAATAATTAATTATTAGGTTTTGTGGGCCATGTTACACCAGTTAAGAAACCATTCTCATCAATTTCAGGTGAAGATTTTTCAGGCAAATCTCTTAAATCTTTACAGTAAGCAACCCATTCTTTTGATGGACTTAAATCTGAACGAAATCTCCAATCGGTTTCTTTTAATTTAAAATCTCTTTCCTCTCTAAGCATTTCCATCGGTATAGCATTTGCAATTTCTTCAGCCTTAGTTTTTATATCAGAAATTTTTGGTTTTGGATCTGGATTTGTATCAGGCCAAAATAAATCATTAGCGGTTGCAAATTTACCCTCAGGCCATGCGTGTTGGTTTTGTGGGTATAATAAATAAATTGCTTGATCCATGTCATCTTGTGTAATTGCCATTTTTATCCTTTATTATGCATTATACCTAATAACTACTATTCCAGAACCACCATGTCCTGCGGTTTGCTTGTTATTTGATGATCCACCCCCACCAGCTCCTGTGTTGGCTCCTGCATTACCACCTGATCCATTCTGTGTACCCCCTTGTCCGCCGTTTATAGCACTTGCACCACCATTACTTCTATTACCACTTCCACCAGCAGCACCACCGCCGCCTCCACCGATACCTCCTAAACCAGCATGGTCGCCAATATAACCCATTCCTCCACCACCGCCTCCCCAGTAGTAGTTATTTCCATCTATATCCACTTGTTTACCAGCTCCTCCATTACCACCAGCTGTGGAAGAACCACCGGCACCTGCACCAGCAATACCTCCACCTCCGCCACCAGTATAGTGACCGCTATCATGATTTGCTCCATTACCTCCACCAGTACCACCATATATACCATAGTTGTTCATTGCACCTGAATTTCTACCATTACCCCTATTAGTAGTTCCTGTACCTTGATGCATATCACCACCAGCACCACATGAGCCTGGGCCATATCCAGTTCCATTATCTATTTTGCTTCCGTCTGGATGAGCTCTACCAGCCCAACCAAAATGTGAAGTAGCTCCACCACCTACCCAATAACCAAAAGCAGAACTTGGTTGTCCATGAGCTCCTGAAATACCACCTAATCCTACAGTAATATCATAATAGCCTGGAGCCATCTGAAGTTTTGTCATATAAAACATACCACCAGCTCCTCCACCACCAGAATATGCATCGGCCCCACCTGAACCTCCGCCTCCCATGATGAGTAAATCATAAGTAATTGCTACATCTGTATAAAATACACCACTTCTTAAAAAATGATAAACAACTGAAGCTACACTACTTACAGTAGGAGTACTTCTTTCTCCACCATAAGGAATTGAAGTACTAAATTTAGAACTTGTAACAGAACTTGAAAGTTCCCCTGTCATTCCTGTCAAAGTTTGTCTACCATAAAGAGAACCACCTGAAAGTACCCCTGTTCCAGTAATCGTATATGCACCACCAGCTGTTAATACAACATCATCATTGGGTTTTACAGAACTTAAAACAAGATTTCCATTTACTGTTGCATTTCCTGACAACGTATATGCATCAGAAGTATATACTCTACTTTCCGCATAAGTTCCAGTAATATTCTGTGTAGTTGTATTTTCCAGATAAGTATCTCCTGCAAACTTATCCCCTGTTATTGCATCTTCTGCGATTGAGTTAGTGTTTATTTTAGTTAGTACTGGCATTTTTCCTTATGGTTTCGTTGGCCATGTTATGTCTGAATATTTAGTCTTACTTGATTGGTCACTAGGTAAATCTCTTAGTGATGTTCTGTATGTTTTCCACTTTGCAACATTTGCATCTGATAATGGTGTATCATTTGCTTGTGTCCAATCTGATTCTGTTAAAAGTTTGTCTCGTTTTGTTCTTATTCGTACCCATTCCTCATCTAGTATTCTTTTGTCTTTAGCGGTGTCATCTCCTACAAAATGTGATTTAACATATTGCTTTGGATCATAACTGTTTCCATCTACGTCTTTTATTTCTTCTGCATTCCTTTTACTTGCATAGTATTTGATGTTGTATTCTTTTATTTTTGGTGGTAATGGAATAGAAATATAATCATCTAACTGAACAAGTCTTTCCTGTACGTTTTCATCAGTACATTCAACAACTGTATAACCAGTTTCACCAGAATAATCTACAACACCATCAGTAGTTACAGATTCCAGCCAAGGCCAATATTCATCAGTTGACATTCCTTTACTATGCATTCTACATTCCCACTCTTGTTCGTGGATATGTTGAATTACATTTGCTTTGTGTGAAATAAACATAATTTATAATCTCGTTATATTAAAATGTGACCAATAATCAGAGGCATACCAATGACCCATAACTTGAATATAGTCTCCTCTTTTTAAATCAACTCTTATAATATTATGGGGAGTATCATGACTATCTCCTTGTGAGTGTGCAAACATAACATTAGTTCCATTTATCTTAAATCCAACATGACCTTCTGCTGCTCTGGATATAGTTCTTGCATGAAGCTCGTACTGTCCAGCTACAAGGCAAATTACTCTATCGTATGCGATTGCAAAATCTTTATTAAAATACCTTTGTGACCCATTTGAAATATCCCTCCATTTATTCATTACAACCGCAGAACTAGTACTAGTTACAGCACCTGTATTTTGAGTGGTAGATACTACACACTTTCCAATATAACTCGTATCCCTAGTAACCTCATCCCAACTCTTACCATCACTAGTAACCACTAGATTAGTTTGCTCCATGTTCCTGTCGCCTCCTATTAACTCTTTGAAGAAAGGCGTTTCAAATTCTTGGTAGTGGGAACTGCTGTGGATGGGATTAGCTATATCAAAAGCAGTAAAATTGCCATTTGTAGTGGCTTTATTTTTTGCTTTAAATGTATAAAGTCCTAAATCTTTAGCAGTATTCATTGTAGCAACGGCATCATAAGTCGATCCACTTACTGTCTGTCCTTCTGCTGAACCTGAGTCAACATAAATTTGTCTCCTATCAGCATAACCAAGAGCGTCAATTCTTGTTGCAAAAGATGGGAGTTGAACAAACGAAACATCTGCACTTTGGTTGCCACTATTATAAATTGAATACCCGCCAGTAAATGATACATCCATTTTCATCAGCGGTGCAGATCCCCAATCACCAGCTGATGTATCAATAATAAAATCTCTTGTAATATAATTTCTTCGTACTCCTTTACTAATGTGGCCAGGAGTTCCTGTTGCTTGTTTTACATAATCTGCCATCAGCATATAATCTGCTAAAATACAAGCGTCCTCTGGTACTGGAGGCTTCTTTGGTTGGTGGAAGCTAAATTCCTTCCAATAAATTCCATAATTACTAGCTGTACCTAACGAAATTTTAAGTATATGAGTACCATAAGGTAAATTTTGAGCCACCTCTACAAATTTGGGATGTGCGGTATTGGAACTGCTATAAGTTGTTAAAGTCACTCCATCAACAGTATAAGAATATTGATCGTTACTACTTTGAGAGTTTGCTTCGTTTCTTAATACAGAAATTCCTGTACCAATAAAAGTAATATATAAAGCTCTACTCGCATTATTAAATCGAATACCACTTATTCTATCAATATGTCCTTCTACATCATCACCAGAAATACTCGTTAGTCCATCATCCATAGCATAGGCAACATCATCCATACCACTCATCATACTCACATCTGGATAAGAACCACTTCCTGTTCCTCCATTAGCCGCACCATTTCCAAACTCTCTTACATGGTATGTCTTTGCAACTTCTGCTTGTGAGTGGTCTACTGCACTTGTATTAAACGTAATTGTATGATCATTTGTTCCTGCCTGTACCTCTCCATCAGAAAAGGCATTTGATGTAGTAGTTCCTATATTCTGTGCATTAGGTGGCATCATGTTTACTGATGTCTTTATTACTCCTGAACTATCTACCCACTTAACAACTCTACCACCATTAAACGGCTTGTAATAATTTGCAGTTCCACCTTTCCAGTTCTCCATACCTAAAGATGTCGCAGTATCAATGTAAGTTCCTAATTCAGTTAAAGTTTTTGCACCAGACAGTCCATCAAATGGGTTGTAGTGTGGTGTTCCAGATACAGTAAACTTCTTTCCATAGCTGACTACATTCTGACTTGGTATTTGGACTTTGGATCGGTTTGCAGTTGATGAGGTGTCTTGTGCGATTAGTTCGATGCCATTTACAGCAGTTGTACTAGCAGTACCTTGTTTTCGTATTTTTATAGTATGTATTCCTAATGTGGTTGATGTAAGCTGATGCATACTTCCAGCATCAACATATCTACTACCTAAAGGTGATCCAAAACTAGTGCTATTAGCTCCACCAATGGAAGTACCACTCTCACTACCACCATCTATAGTTGCCCTAACTGATCTATCATGCTGGTCTGTATAAGCTATATAATTGGCACTAGAAAAATACCCTGTAATTTCAAAAAAATCATTTTGTGTTCCCGATATAACTCCACCAGATGATGCGCCATCGACCCAAAGTGACCAGCCACCAACACCTCTAATCCATTCCCTACCATCTAAAGAATAAACATTTTGACCATGTGTAGCGGTTTCTTGTTCCAGTAATTGTATTGACTTAAACTTATGTCTTTGACTACCAAAATGAGCTCCGATGCGTGGGTCTTTAATAGGTTTACTTCCCTTGATGTCTGTATAGTAATAACTCCGGCCGTCGCTTTGTGCAGTTCCAAAAGCACCAGAATGAGAACCAACATCTGAATTCACTAATAATACAGTTTCGGCAGAAGTTGGATTAGTGATATTAGTTGCAGATGAATATGTTCCACCAGTAGTAGTAAGTGCAGTTGGGGCTGCAAAATTACCAGTATAAACTGCTTTACCTTTAACAATTCTAATCATATTCATACACATTTGTGCTGAATAAGTAGTAAAATCAGTTCCATTATCTGTTCTGTTGCCTAGATAAAGATTTGTTCCTGCTGCGAAATTTAAAGCATTTGTTCCTTGTGCAAACATTGTTCCATCAACATATACTTTTGTCTCATTACTACCAGTACCAGACCTTACTATTGCAAAATGATGCCAAGTTGTAGTTCTAGTACGAGCCGCACCAATACCAACACTTGTTCCACCTACATTAGAAAAAAATTCAAGATTACTATAATGTGACAACTTCCATGTATTACTTGAATCAACCCACATAGTCAGAAGTCCTTGTGTTTGCGTTACATCTTGAAATTTTGCCCACATTTCTATAGTAAAAGCTCCTGTACCAAATGCAAAATCTGAGTGTCCAGCAACTCTTAGTTGTGAGTGTCCACCATCAGTTTTTATAGCTGATTTATGAGAATGGTTTGTATTTTTATTAGGTGGACTATGATATATATTTTTTTTACCTTCTAAATAAATAACATGAGGTGTCGCTGAAGAATCTATTATACTAGGATCATCTCCATCAATTAATCCATGAAGGGCAGGATATAAAGTTCCTGGCTTGATATGAGGTTTGACTTCAATAAGACCATCTACTACCTTTGGAGCAGTAACAGCACCACTAGCAATCGCAGCGGTGTCTACTGCATTATCTGCAAGTTCAGAAGCACCGACTGCATTAGCTGCAATATCTCCTGCCTCTAGGGTATCACCCGACATTCCTTTAGTTGTTATTTTTGAAAAAGCCATAGTTGTTTTTTACTTATATTTATCCCATTAAGGTTTAGTTGGCCATGTTATATCATCTGGATCTGACTGCTTTGTGATGTCTCTGAGTTCCGTTCTGTAGTCTACCCAATCTGAAGGAATACTTGCGTTTGCATGAGTTTCCTTTGCTTTCACTACTACCCAATCTGATTCTGTGAGTAATCTGTTTCTTCGTTCTCTAATGTCTGCCCATTTTTGGTCTAGTATTCTTTTGTCTTTAGCTGTGTCATCACCCTTGAAATGGCTTTTGACATATACTTTAGGAGATTGACTTTTACCATCCATGTCCAAGACTTCTTCACAGTTTACTTTGGAGTTAGACCACTTGATGTTGTAGACTCCTTTGAAATTATCTTGATAATCATTTAGCTGAACAAGTCTTGCATCTACATCCTCATCAGTACATTCAACTATTGTATATCCAGATTCACCAGAATAGTCAGGCACACCATCCGTAGTTACTGATTCTAACCAAACCCAATATTCGGGTTTTGATAAACCCTTAGTTTTTCTCCTGCATTGCCATTCTACATCTTCAATAACTTGAATAACATTTGCTTTGTGTGATATATACATTAAATCCTTTTATTTCAATCTTGAAATTCTAAAATCATGTGCCCCAGCGTTATTATTAGCTGTTGCACCAAAAACTTGAGCATAATCTCCTCTTTTTAAAAATCCAGTAGCAGAAGCTACCATTGGCCCCGGCCTATCTGCGTCTTGTTGGTATGATTGCCCAATAGTACTTCCATTTACTTCCCACCGAAAGTAATCACTAGTATTAATTGAATCATTAGTATGAACTCTAGCATAAAATTCATACCATCCATCTTTAAGACAAATCCACCTATCATAAGCTATTGCAAAATCTTTATTAAAATAATGTCGTGTTCCAACACTTCCTCTAGTTAAATCACATCTTAACTCATCCATAGTTGTCTGAGTATCATCTAAATTAACATTTAAAACTAAATTTCCAAGATAACTCGTATCCCTCAGTTCATCCCAACTCTTACCATCTGATGTAACGATAAGATTAGTCTGTTCCATGTTTCTATCGCCTCCTATTAGCTCATGTAGGAAAGGCGTTTCAAAAGTCTGGTAGTGGTGTGAGGTGTGGATTGGGGAGGCTACTTCTATATGCATTATTGATGGTGCATACTGTTGCCCAGAAACACCTTTAACCATGTAAGTGTGTTGTCCTAAAGTGCTTAAAGCATCTGGTGCAATAAAGTCATATGTTGTTCCTGAAGCTACACCCCCTTGAGCAACATCAACTCCGTCAATATACATATCATTAATTGAAACAGAATTGTAACCTTGATGTAGAACAGTTGTCCCAAAGAAGGGTAATTTTGTTTCGCCCGGAGAACTTCCTGTATAAGTTGAACCATGAGTTGCATAGAACCCTCCTGTATAAGCAGGATTAATAAATTCTCTATTATCTAAATTTATTTTATCATAAAAAACATCTCTTGAACCACTTTGTAATCTTGCTCCTTTTGATATTAGTCCCAAAGTGTTTGCTGTTTTTTCTACCCAGTCTGCCATCAGCATATAATCTGCAATGATTACAGCATCTTGGGGGATTGGTGGCATCTTTGGTTGGTGAAATGTAAATTCTGAATTTAAACCTAATTTACTGGTTGCCCATGTAGTAACACCCATAGAAACACCATCAAGTGTGCGGACAGAATTAGAATCACTACTGGAATTACCTTCCATCCAAAATATGTGAGTACCATACGGAAGATTTTGAGCAATATTAAGAATACCACCCGCAGTATTTACTGTTAATCCAGTTCCAATAAATGTTACATAATAACCATTATCTGTACCAGAACGCACTCTCAATTCATTACTATCTATATACATATCGTTTGTAGTCATAGATGTCAGTCCATCATCCATGACATAGGCAGTATCATCAGTACCAGTAGTTAGAGTGCTAGAATCTCTATAAGTACCAGTTGGCCCACCATTTGCTGAACCATTCCCAAACTCTCTCCAATGGAATGTCGTGGCAACTTCTGCAAGTGAGTGATCTACTGTTCCTGCTTCAAAAGTTGGTAAGTAAGTATCATTGGCAACGGAAGAATTTGCTTTAGCGGAGATAGCAGTAGTTAGAATTGACCTAGCATTAGGTGGCATCATGTTTACTGAGGTTTTAATCGTTCCGTCAGAAGCAATCCATTTGACTACCCTTCCACCATTGTAAGGATAATAATAATTATCTCCATGTTTCCAGTTTTCTAAACCTAAAGAAGTTGCAGTATCAATATTAGTGCTAGACCCTGTTCCTACAGGCCAAGAAGTGCCATTATGGTTTCCAGCTGTCCATGCAGTTGTACCATCTGTCTTAAATGCAAATGGATTATAATGTGGTGTTCCTGAGACTGTAAACTTCTTACCATAAGAAACTACATTCTGACTTGGAATCTGTATTTGTGATTTGGTTGCAGTCGAGGTGGTGTCTTGGGCTATTAGTTCGACATTGTAAAAAATAACTTCTTTACCAGTAGTATTACTAATTTTAACAGTATT